GCCAATTTAGGAAGTAAAGGGCTCTTGAGAAAAGGCGTTCTTTCTCCTATATTGGTTTGCAATAAAGACTCCGTTCAAGAAGTATGTGTCGTTCGCCTAGCGAGTTCATCTAACGCCTATATCGGTATGATATTGTATGTATATTGGGGTGGTTCTACAGGTCTGTTCTTTATTAATAGTAAGACTGGTAACTCCTATATCATAAGGAAAGTCAACGGTAGTATGATTTCTGAAATAGAGTTCAAACGAAAAAATGATCATCTCTTCGTTCGGAGTAAGACAAACACAGCTTCATTTCGTGTAAGTGCTTTGTTTTTGGATACTACTGGGGTTGACCTGTCTTTATCCATGAATATAGTTGATGAGAATCTGGATGATGCTGAAGATATAGAAATACTATAATTCTTTGGTAACATGAGGAGCGGACGGGTGTGGACCGGCACCCATCCGTTTTATCTCATTAAAATATGACTTATTTTTAATACTATGTTGTTTGTATTTGTTTCCAATCAGTCCAAGTTCCATTATTACATATTCGAATAAAAAATCTGCTCTGAAAATCTACAAAAGTTTGCTTGATGGTGACCTTATTAATAGCAATCGTTTCCAAGAATCCATAATTACTTGATGTTTTGGGTTTATTATCCAATGATTGGGTTTTATCGACAAACATATATCCAGTATTATTAGCTTCATTAAAATCAGTAATTTTACCAAATCTCCTTTTGTACCACGTATCATTTATCCCTAACAGTCCTTCCAGAAGTGCAAACAGATAAATTTTATGTCAAAGAAACCGTCTTCCAGGTTCCCCAAGCACCATTCCACCATTTTATTCTAAACACTAAAAAACCACCATAGTTATTAGTCCTAAATTGTACTGTTGACTGTCCCAGATTGTGACTGAAAACAAGAAGCGTTTGATCATTGTATGAAGTGCCTTTTATTGCATATACTCCAGGCTCATACACTTTATCAATATCGTCTTCAGTTTCTAACTGGATATACCCTTTTCCTTTAAATATAGTACTACTGCTAACTCCTAACAGTCCTTCCAGAACCAACCCCATGTTCTTCTACATAAAATCTATCATGTTTCTTGTGCCTTAGTCGCTTCATCGGGAAGTAACGGAGGCATTATCTTTAGAAAATGAAAGTTGGCAAAATTTTATTAGAGGTGAATTAATCACTTCATTTTTAAAATTGGTAATGTTCATTTCAGAAACATCTTCTAACATTACAATGACTTTCTCATCTTTAGAATCTATACCACAAGCAGAAATACCCAATTTTTTCCATACTCCAATTTCATCTTTGCTATTTATAAAATTTCTAATTTGCAAAAGTTCATTCATCGTATTAACACCCTCTTCTATAATGAATTGATTGCTTTTACATCTTTGTACAAGGTCTTTTTTATAATCTTTTATATTTGTTCCTTTTACTTTTATAACCAAGATGCCATCTTTAAAATAGCTACCACAATAATAATCAGGGTAAGAAGTTTGTTCACCTTCTGTTCTTGTTTTTACTTCAAAAGATGATTCTAAATTATTAATAATATCACTTGTATTATTTTCTACAGGTTGATTTGTTTCATTCACTGGAGAATCTAAATCAGTATCTGAACAAGAGTTAAGTCTAAATCCAAGGAATACAAATGTACTTAAAAATAAAATCCTTTTCATAAGCTCTTAATTTGAAGTTATCAGCTCTAAATTTAGAAAATAATCTGTTACGTTGTTTTTAGTGATAAGACTTTAATTATTTTTTTTAGTTTTCTTCTTGATAGTTCCAATAACATATCCCTTGGGGGGGCTGCCAGTCGTGCACCTTTCTTTTGTTTTTTCAGAATACCATTGTATCAATGGCCCTATATTACAAATATGTTGTATGTTGGTCTATATATAGTTTATTCTGTGCATTTTTTATGCATAAGATTTTTCTTTAAAATATTTGTTATAGCTTTGCTATCACAAATAACTGAATGTGTTTTTATTTTTTGATTCATTAAGCTTGGATGTTGTAAGGCATCTTGCTAGCAAAGCAGTTTGTATTGAAAAAGGCAGGATTGGTGAATCCCGCCTTTTTTAAATAGTTTTGATAAAATAAAATTTATATATAACTTTATAGCATCTATATTGAATTAAACTTAATTCTAAATCAGTAAAGGCGTTTACTGACAAAAATAGTCTAAATGCTATCGTTCGTGATGAATAATGGCATCTTTTTAGTTAATAATTTTTTTCACATACCATTTTAAATGAGTAATTATATACACCTTTGCTTGGGAAAGTGAGGGTGTATTTTTTATTGGTTAAAACGAACGATAAGTGCAAAAATATTTCTTTATAAAACTGAATCTTGTTCTGTAATAATAGAAAATAAGTAGATTCCATAAGTTCTATTTGTTTTCTATTAATGCTCTATGGCTTCTTGCATTCTCCGAATAATCGGAATATTGCTCCTGATTATTTTTTTCAATATGAATTGAATATGGAATAGTTTTCATTACTCTTTGTTGGGTAACTAGAAGCTTGATAACAATATTTATTACCATCAAGCTTCTTCCATTGTCACGATATGACAATGGATTTTGGTGTTTTGGCAGCGATGGTGCAAATGGATAAGAATATCTTGATTTTCTTGTTAAATAATAAAAGAATATCATTTATTGTTTTCAAGATTTGCTCTGATTTGTTTCAAAATCAGAAACGGTCCTCCCATCTTATAGTTCCCTAAGTTTTGTTTAGCTTGCATGATACAGCTTTCAATAGTAAGTTTCAAATTCGGAGTGAAAGCTGCTTTGTTAATCTGCATTTCTTTTGGAAGTTTATTGGCATGGTTATTGAACCATGCGATCATTTCATTCAATTCCTCTTCGGAATAAGATTTTTTTCAGTCATGATACATAAGTTGATGTTAATAGTGTGCAAAGATAAAGGAACATATAATTCATGGGTTATCTTTTAACAGAAATATTATCAAAATAAAAACCGTCCCTACTTATCACAAGCCGGAACGGTTCAGATTAGTTACGTTTTGACAATCTACTTCACATTTTATTGAACAAGATACCAATGGATTTGTTCAAAAGGATTTGCCTATTTCTAAAAATATTTGTTGTCACATTATTACGTATTACAAAAAAGGAGGGCATCGTGCATTACGAGCCCCCTCTCAAACTTTTATTATGAGATTGGCTTCTACTCCAAAATCACAGGGCAAAGATACGCAAAATTCTATTCTTTTCAGTTGATTGTGTAATCCAATTGGGAAATTGTATTTAAACAAATACCCCGACTCATCACGAGCCGGGGCAGTCCAATTTATAAATTTAAAGTCTTATGATGAAGATTGTCTGTTGCACCAATGCTTTACTATCAGCATAACGACAATCAAAACGGTTACATAAACACAGGCAAAACCAATTTGTTTAAGCAGCGTGGATTCTTTTTTCTCTTTTATGGTTTCTGATCGCTTTTTTTCATAAATATCAGAAGTAATATCCTTATCGGCTTTCACCTCCGTACTGTCTTTGGTTGCAGTTTCCTTCTTTCTATTTTTGCTGAAATCACCTTCTATATGCCCATCTGCCAGTAACGGAGGTTTATCGGTCAGACTGTCGGGCGGCTTTCGGGTATCATAGATACGAAAATCAATCACATAGTTACTATTAGTGGTAATAAGTTCGCTCAAAGAGGTACTTGATCCGTGTACGATGTTGACAGATTCACTGGCGCTATCTTTGCTGATTACTTCTACATCGGACTTGACAGCCTTATGCGAGCTGCCACATGATCCGAACAGCAGGAACAGACACATGAAGGGAGCCAGTAATATATGCCGGCTTACCCAGTTCATAACTCTAACCAACATAAGAGATATCATTTATGCGGTTCATCCACCCTCTCTTAAATTTATTATTGGTCGGACGCTTGCGGCATATATCCTCAATAAAGTCGAACCGGGCAATCTTAATCATGTCGAACAACTCACGCGGGTTCTTGGCATTTACAGCGGCAATGGTCTTGGGACCTACAATGCCATCCACCGTAACACCAAGCAAGCGTTGAGGAATCTTAATTCCGTGCGCACCGGATGCCCACACCCAATCAACCAATATATTAGCAACTGATTGCGATTTAATCTCGTCAGCTTTCCATCTGTCCCAATAATGCGGCTTGAGTACACGATTAACAACATCTTCACGGGTAAGTAGGTGTAAATCATCCACATCTATATCACCGTCACCATCCTTGTCATAGCCGCACGATTTCCATGTGCCGATAGTCACGCCCATATTGGTAGCTCCTCCCAAATCGTCAGGGTCATTTACAAAACCGCCTTCCCACTTTAGGATAAACGGTGCAAGTTTTCTTACGTCAGCCATACTACTCATTAATTATAATTATTCGATTTTATTTTCTTTGAATTCCGGCAGGATATATTGTATGTTAACCGCTGCTTCATGCAAGACCTTATGAAGTTCATCTTCATTCAAATCCGTTTCATCTGTAAACTCACAAAAGATATTTCCAACCCAATCTTGAGATGAATTAAGCCGTTTAATAGCCACGCTGTTGCATCCATTTGTTGATAATAGAGATTTGGCAACCTTATCCTTAACCTGGTTATCAATATCTGAGTAGAACATGAAAAGATTCTTTGCGAGAGTTTCTGCAAAAACGGCCACTTCACTCATGGGAAGTGATTGGATGTTTTCACGCATTCCGGCTATACCTTTTCGTTTTACCTCGAACTGCACCGAAAGAAAAGCTATATGCCCCAAAGGATGGGGTTGTACGATATATACCCTGTCTGCTTTCGTTTCATAAAGTACACGCCACAGCTCACCGAACACCTTGGCGGAGTTCTCACTGCGGTGGTAACTTCTTTTTTCCTCCTCTTTTTTAAAATATTCCACTTTTAAATCAGTCAGTTTGTTTTTAGTATACTGATTATAGGCGAAATAAGCTGCCAGCAATGTTCCGGCAGCACTAATAATGTTTGCAATATCTATTTCCATCACATTCACCGTTTAATTGTTATATGATAAATTATTCATCCTGTTTCTTTATTCTTTAGCTACTATGTTTTTTGAGAAAGCTGGCAGTTTTTCCAAAAAATGTATTGTCAATATGGTTTGTTTTACTATTTTTGTCAATTGTCTTTTAGGACTGTGACGGTTCATCCATGATCCTTCCGCCATATTGAAAGTCCTATAAAGAAAATGTGGATCTATATTTACCAAATTGTTTAATCTTACTGTCCTGTTATCATTAGTCAGTATGATTTGATTATCCCGGTTGTCTGAGAAGATTGCCGGGATTTTTATATATATGCAAAATAAATCCATATCCATATTGCTTACTATTCATATTTCACTATCTTTGTCAAGACTTTGTTAACCTGATTCTTTCAAAACTAGTATTGGACTTAACTTCCCCCCGTCAGACTGTGAAGCCAGACGGGGGATTTCATTACTTTAACAGATAGACAATAAAAAAAGAGCCCGATGACAATATTTATTGCCATCAAGCTCCTAGTTACAACTGCAAAGATAGTGAAAACTATTCATATTCAATCCATATTGAAAAAATAATCAGGAGCAATATTCCGATTATCCGAAGAATTTAAAGAGTCACAATATTAATAGAAAACAAATAGGATTCATGAAATCTACCGATTGTCTATAAAATCAGATGTCCTCAAGCCTTTATCAGGAAACATCTTTACTTTTTTCCTTTGAACATTTTTCAAGTCACGCACAATGGTGCTGGAAAGTACCTCTGAATAAATCTGTGTGGTCTTTACGGAAGTATGTCCGAGCAACTTCTGGACTGTTGTAATCGCAACTCCCTGATGAACCAGCAGGGTGGCACAGGTATGACGGCTCACATGGTAGGTTATCCGCTTTTTGATACCACATAACCCGGCCAGCTTTCGAAGCTGCTTATTCACTTCCGAGTTACAAGGCAAAGCGGCAAAACTTCCGATATCCGGATAACGGTCAAGAATGCCCAATGCCCTGCTTTCAAACAGCAGATGTAACGGCAGACGGATTTCCACCCCTGTCTTGACGGATTTGAAGTACAGCCACCGTTTGCCGTTTACTCTAATGAAATTCTCAGGTGTGAGCTGGCAGAAGTCAGAATAGCGCAATCCGGTATAACAGCAGAACAGGAAGGCATCGAGCACATGGCGCATGGACTCCTCTTCCACCTCGACCGTTTCCAGCTTCTTCAGCTCGTCCGGGGTAAGAAACTCATGTCTGCCCTTCTCCTGTTTGATTTTGTACTTTCTGAACGGATAAGCATCTGCGTGCATATATCCCTGGTTGATTGCCTCATTGACCAAGGTACGGAGCTGTCTCATGT